CTCCAACTGGTGCAAGAGCAACCTTGATATCCTCTACTGCTTTCTTAAACTTAAACATTGGTGAGCTAGATACCTTATCAAGCTCTCGTGCCGATAGTGCTGCTAACTCTTGGCTAGTTGAACCAGCCAATTCTAGAACTCTCTGTGCCTGAGTACCCTCACCAATTACGTTTTGGAAAAGTGTTGATAGTCTAGAAAACTGGAACTTTCCAAATAGCTGCTCAATTGCTCTTGCTCTGCTTAGTGGGTCTAGCTTATCTAGAGCAGTTGCAAACTCAAGAACTGTGCCCTTGACATCGCCCTTATTTCTTTCGACAATGCCCCTGATATTAATTCCATATTGGGCAAGCATCTCTGATGCCTTGTCAGTTGGATTAATCAATGATGCTAGACCAGACTTTAGTGCATTAGCACCTTCTGACGCATTGATGCCACCCTCTTTCATGGCTGTAAGGAAGAATGCCAAGTCCTCAACGTCTCCACCTAGCTGCTTAACTACTGGACCTGCCTTGGGGATAGCAACAGTTAGATCTTCAATAGATGTGACTGTCTGGTTTTCTACTGCGTTTAGGAAGTCAATCTTGCCTGCCAAATCTTCTGCTGCTACACCAAAGGCATTGGTTACAGAAATTGTAGTCTCTAGGGCCTGCTCTTGCTCTACCTGGCCAAGAACTGCAAGTCTAGTAGCTTCAGATACCTGAGCTGTCAAATCAGCTCCAGTCTTACCCTGAGCTGCTGCCTGTGCTGCAAGGCCCATAGTTCTATCTACCTGAACACCATACTTGGTAAACTCTGAGGCTAGTTCCTTTATAGACTCAAGCATAGCGTCTGTTTCACCACTGCTAGTCATTAGGTCGCCGTATACACGTCTGAACTTAATTGCTTGTTCTTCAATAGTCATGAATGACTTGGCAGCAGTGGTTCCAAAGATTGATAAAGGAATAGTAAAACCAACCATAAGCTGGCGACCAGCCCACTGTGTGTTCTTACCAAAGTTTAATAGATTTGTAGATCCCTGCTTTACAAGCTGATTGAATAACTGCTGACGTTGAGCTGCTATAGCGGTTTTAGTTTCTAGATTCTCCATATCTAGAACAAGTGGCCTAACGGCAATTGCCTTCATGGCACCGCTGGCATCACGACCCATCCTGATGTACTGGGTCTGTAGATCCTTTACACGCTCTCTAGCAACCTTGTTAATTGTCTCGAACTCAGTAGCAAATGTTCTACCAAAAGTCTTTGATGCACCGCCAGCATATCTAAAGTACTGTCCTAGAGACAGCTTATTCTTTTCTAGTGCGTTAGTAAAAGTTTCTGTCGTTGTTCTAACAGTTTGAATTGTGGCTGAAAACTTTTTAGTAGCATTAATGTTGTCAATTAATGTCTTTTGAAAGTTTGCGGCACTTGCAGCATTTGCGGCAGAGCCATTTGCCATTGAGGTGTGGAAGGCTGAAATCTGTCGTTGCAGATTTTTGATACTAGCAAGTGCTTCTGCTGTATCTACATTTATCCGTATATTGGCCTGAACGTTATCTTCAGCCATCCATTAACACCTCTTTATTTATTTTAAGGTACTGATTGGGGCTACCTCTGAAAGGTTAATTCCAGATGCTTCTTCAATTACCTTGTACACTGTTGGAAGGTCTAAGTTATCCTCAAGTGCTGCGAGATCTTGTGCCATCTCAGGGTTGTACTGCTTCATTGCAATCTGAACGCACTGAACTAGTACATCCATAGACTTATCATTGTCTTCTGCAACTGACGATACCTCGTCAAATTTCTTCAGAAACTCACGAAGTAGCGAAATCTTTAGTGGTCTGACTGCAATCTTTGTTCCGTCAATTAGTGTGATTTCTTTTTGTTCATTCAAAGTAATAGCCATTGCTCCTCTTTCTTAGGTTTATATTATTATATCATAGTGGCCTATTACTTTTTAGTTAAATCAACATAGTCTAGGCCCATGCCTATGCCGAATCCTGCCTTTTGAGCGTTTACGCCCTGTAGTGCTACTATATCGTTAGCACCTGCTGCCTTGCCACCGCTGAAGACTCTTGCCTTCATCTCCTCCCAAGCATCTCTCTTTCCAGACTGCTCATCTAGATCTATGCCCTGCATTGCTGCCAAAAACTTTTTGTCATTATAGTCGTTTTCTCTTTTTACTTCTAGAGTTGATATTAGTTCTGGCATTGATAGGGATAGCTCTAGTTCACGATAGTCTTTCCAGATCCCTAGCAAAAATACCTCTGCCTCTAACTTGGCTAGGTCCAGACTTTCCCAGCTAGACCCCTTCTCCTGAGATGGCTGTTGCGATTCTGGACTTTCTTTTACACTTATACCAGCTGCAACATCAACAATTTCATATATTGTTGGCAGATCAAAGCTGTCTTCTACATCTTCTGGGGTTTTAATCGATGGCATATATTGCTTCATTGCTATGGCAGCACACTCGACAAGATGAGAAACCATGTCAGTATTGGTTGCTGCCTTTTGAACTTCAGAGAATTTATCCATGAAGTCTCTAAGATATGCAATCTTAAGTGGTACGATGGTTATCTCTGTACCGTCCACAGTAGACACAGCCTTGGTGTCATATATCTTAGTTGCCATTAATAAAGTATACCAAATAGAAAACCGCCCAGTCTTTAAAACTGGACGGTCTCTTATTTAATTATTATTAAGTTATATTACGATACTAGCGATAGGGTACGATCTACGATCTTACCGTATGAAGCTGAGTCGTTTGGTAGTAGACGGAACGAAACCTCAAACATTGTTGCTTCGTCACGCTTAGCTGATACTGTAACATTCTCGATTGATAGTGCACGGTATGCAACATAGATACGCTCTAGTGAGCTACCAACTGCACAGTCACCTGTACCAGGACCAACAGCTACTAGACCACGCTCAACTGGACACTCTCCGATGTCACCAGCTGAAAGGTTTAGGGCTGGGTTTCCTGCACCCCAAGAACCGCTTGCGACGTTTCCTAGGTCACTGTCTTTGCCTGCAAGAGAGAACAGCAAGTTCTCTAGTGTAGACTCTGCAAATGTAGTATTTAGGTTTACCTGCATACCCTGCTTGTAAAGCTTAGCTACGTCAAGAACCTGGTCAACAGATACTTCACCGAAGTCTGGCTGGAACTGAAGTTCTAGACCATTCATGGTGTAACCAACGTTACGGAAGTCTGCATCGTCAGAGAGGGTCTCCTTGAACGATGTGTCTTCGACTAATGCTGGCAGGTCTGCGTCTGTCAGAGTTCCTGCTTCATATGTCCATAGTGCTGCAGCACCAACAATAATGTTAGAGCTTGAACCACGTGTATATGCCATAATTATTTCACCTCTTTCTTTTTAGAATAGTAGGCGTGTTTCCTCAAACTAAGTATACCAGCCTTTTAGGCGTTTGCACCGTTATTGGTCAATTCTGGCATCTGGTGGTACTCATATTCAATGATTATCTTATTGCCACCATAGGTACGGGCAGTGCCAAAATCTATGATATCTGCCACTTCTTCCAGCTGGTATACCCTGAATTTATGGAAGTAAAACTGAGGAGATAATCCAGCTATTTTCTTTCCCATAGCCCAATTATTGATCTCTTCAGCTGTCTCGTCTTCACGGTCCATCAGCCTTAGAGTTAGCTCTGTTACAGCAACCATTTTTTCAGTTACGCCATCTGATGTTGCAAAAAAGTAATATAATAGCTGCTCGCCCTTAATATGTGGGAATGGGGATCTTCTTAATCTAGTTAATCTGTCATAGGTACATCTGATTCCACCGTAGCCATAGGCAACGTCGTTAATGGTAACAAATGTTTCGGTTAGGTCATCTATGGTATTTGGTGATGGTGGGAAGAATGGTACGCCAATGTCCAATGCCGAACTCAGCTTTTCTTTTAGATACTCATTTATCCAAAGCATTGGTGTATTAATAAGACCAGTGGCAATCTCTTCTGAAGTTCTTATACTCATCTTTCAACTCCTGCGTTAGCTATCCATCTATAGCCAGTCTCAATGCCGATCTGTCTTCCGCCAGATTTTCCACGAGTCATATTTTTCTTGTATAGCTCTGGATTGCTTAAGTATCTTTCTATGCCACTGGCACGTAGAAAGGCTTGGCTAAAATAGTTATTAAAGAATAAGTCAAATGTTTTTTCAAATCCTTTTTCGGCAGCAGTTCCGCCTGGATTTTCTACAACAACTTGTCCTTTAGAGAAAATCTCTTCTCCATTCTGCTCGAACCTAATTGCAGATGCCTTCTTTGGTCTAATAACCACTGGAATTCCATTTTCAATTATTCGTGCCTTATCATAGAAGGGCACTGTTCCTCCAGCTTGAATTGTGGTGGATTGCTTAAAAGATGACTTAATGGATAGTCCTAGGCCACTAACAGTGTAATCTAGATCATATAGTCTGCCTGAAGGGCTGCCAACGCTACTCCACTCGTATATGTGATGCAGCATTTCTGGGTTTGTTCTTGCATTGGCATCTATAAAATCTTTCAGAACTTCTATTGTACCAACTCCAATTGAGTGCAGGAATTTTGTCTTTCCTCGTTGCACACCCTCTAAAAATCCAACAGAATAATTAAGGATATTTGTCATATCCTTTTTAAAAGATCTTGTATCAAACGTTGTTTTCAAATGTCTACCGCCTGATTCTCAGATCTGCGTAGCACAATCTTGTAGTATTCCACTTTTCCAAAAGGACCAACAAATGGCTCTAGAGTTGCTACCTCGAAAATGGTTGGCTTACCAGCTCGTGGACCAGATGTCTCGTTGTATACGCTCTGCCCAGACTTATCTTTAATATTACTAACAATTATATTGGTGACTGAGTTGTTTGATTCTCTAGAAGATATTCTAATATCAGTCTTTAGCCTACCCACGATTACTAGCTCTTGTTTAATATTGATGTTAGGGGTAATGTCTTCTTTTAGTGCTGATCCAGATGTAGATACAGAGCATACCACTGTTCTATCATGCATCCACTGCTTCTTTACATTTCCATATACAGCTTGCTCTACAATTGGATAAAAAATATCCATGCACATAGGGAAGGTAAAGTCTGGAGTTTCGCAAATAGCCATTATAATACTCCGACTTTAGTAATAGACTTCATGTACTTATCAAGTACCTTGTCTACTATGAGATTCCCCGTTCCATCAAGCATCTTCTTATCAAACTGAATTCTGAACTGATCTGTGTTATACCCAGTAACATACTTTTGGTAGTAGTCGAGTTTTCCACACTTTAGATCGTCGATGAGCATTTCTGTAGCCATCTGAATGTCTGGTGGAATTGCTCTATATCCTTCATCCAAGACAAACATGTAGTCATATCTTTCTGGAAAAGTTCCATAGTTGAAAATTCCAGTAGCGATATCTCCACGAGATGCTGGTAGCTTAATTGTCGGAGAAGTTATTCTGTTTGCTTCACCAGTCTCGACTCTATAGATTGCAGAGTTATCTAGTGTTACCCTGAACTCTTCTGCGTAAGCAGTTGGATCGTCAATATCATAAATTAAAACGTTGTTTTCGTAAACTTTTAGCACACGGTTGGCATCTCTCCATACTGGAAGGTAATCTGCATTAGAACCTTTTGTCTGGAATATTGACTTGTGGTTATAGAAGCCAATGCCAGTATATGTGTCAATGATTGATCGTGCTATAAGCTCCCATTTTTTGTACTCTGCAATTTCTGATGCAGTAGTACCAAGTTCATTTGGGTTAGCATATGGCCTAATAATATCTAGGTTAGATTCATAGATAATGTGCTCGTGATCTTCATCATAGAATCTAATCAGGAACTGTCTATCGAACTGTACTTTTGTTAGTGGGAGTGTGTAGGTAAGTACCCCGTTTGAATCTGAGGCAATTGTGGTTTCTTCAATTGAGTGGTCCACCAGATCCTCGACATACACAATGTAGTCATAGTTAGCGTCTGGCAAATTCCAGGTAGTTACAATCGGATATGGTGGAACCCTCAAAATCTCCATTTAGATGCCGTACTCCCTTGCTACCTCTTCTGGTGTAGCAATTCTAATGTGGTCACGTGTGGCCCACTTATCAGCTGCTTCCTTAGAAACAATGTTGTATCCAGTATAAACCTTTCCAACACCATTCCAGGTAACATTTCTGGTTGAGTATACAGCAACCACATCTTTCTTACCAGTCTTTTTTGTTGATACAACTGGCTTCTTGTCGTAGCTCTTAGGAACTACTGTTGAGCCCATTACGCCATTTTCAACGTATCCAAGTCCAGGCTTCTCTTCTTGCTTAGGTGCTTCAATTACCTCTGGCTCTGCTGGAACTTCTTCTACAACGGCCTTAGGTGTTTCTTTGACAGAATCTTCTTTGGTTTCTTCTACCACGACATCTAGCAATTCATTTTCGTTATTTTCTTTTTCAGACATAATAACCTCCTAAAGTATAATTATAACAGATATTAGAAAGAGGGCAGGAGCCGAAACTCCTGCCCCCTCTAAAGGAATACAGTTACAGACTAGCTGTCTGCTCCTGCGTCTGCGAATGCAATTGCATCCTCTTCTTCCCAAGTGATTCCAAAGCGAACGAATACGGTGTATTCAATGGTGTCCTTCTTTGGCTTGTACTCACGGTTTACGGTGATGTCACGCTGGAATCCCCATACACGGTTCTGAGGGAATGTCAAGTCGACATAACCTGCAGGGTAGTAAGGAACTTCCTGAACATCAATACCTAGAACACGAGTAGTACGTGCTCCACCGAAAGTCTGTCCAGTACCGTCTAGGTAAGCCTGACGGTTAGCTGGGGTACCTGCTGGAGTACCAGCAAAAGCCTCAGCAATAGCGTCAGCTAGAGTACCGTTGTGCTTTACGATTCCCTGGAATGCGTCAGTACCTGCGTAGAACTTAAGGTTGTTCTTAAGTGCACGGTACTTACGAGGCATAGCCAAGATAATGTTTTGCATTACCTCTGGAGTCCAAGCATTGTCAGCTACTGTTACAACTGATTCGTGTGCATCACCAGTCTTAGCCTTGTTAACGAAACCTTCCATGATTGAAAGGAATGCATCGTTACCAGTACCAGTACCGTTAATAGCTAGATCTTCGATGTCATTCGCAAAAGCGTTTGTCATCAGACGAACTAGGTGGTCCTCAAGAGCACCTCCTTCAATTCCGTCTTCTAGAGCTTCAGCAGATACTTCCCAGTCAAGACGAATCTTCTTGGTTGTAAGTTCTACCTTAGTGAACTGAGCACCTGCGTTAGTGTAGTCACCAACAGCCTGTGCGGCAGCACGGATAACACGCTCTCCGACATTAACCTTTTCGAGCTCCATAGTGTTAGCTCTCATTGTTACACGACGGCCATCCTTAGCGAGAACTGTTGCATCCCATACGTAGTCAATAAAACGACGTGCCTGTTCAGGGCGTAGGATACCACTGCCTGCATCACCTGAAGGATTAACAGCGTTTGGACCAGATGTAATACCTAGCTCAGCGTTTGGGATGTTGTTAATAGCACCTACAGTTGAGTAGTTGCCAGGAACATTTGCACCAGCTTCTGAACCAGATGCAAAAGCACCCTGTCCTTGGTAAAGACCAGGAGCTGTGCCTCCTAGTTCGCCAGACTCACCTGGCTGATTCTTAATAATTTCTTCCGACATAATTGTCACCTCCTAAGTGATTGTTTATCTAAATAAATCGGCAGTTTTGAGGAAACGACCGCCCCATAGGGATTTCTCAACCTGTTCTGGTTGAGCTTCCTGAATGATCTCGCCAAGATCACCAGATTTACGGAAAGCGGTGTCAGCCTCAACAGCGTCTACCCTCTTTCCAAACTCATTAAACACATCCTTGCTTGCAGTTACCTCATTTTTTACTGCATTCAATGATTTGTGTAGTTCAGCAATTTGCTCAGCTTGTGCTTGAACAACTGCTGTTAGGTCGCTAAAGGCTTTTGTAACAACATCTTTGACATCAGCAATAGATGCTTCAATCTCTAGAGTGCTGTCTGACTTAGATACCTCTTCAGCGTTTTCAGAATTAGTAGAATCTGACTTTTCTTCCATGTCGTCTTCGTCTGAATCTTCAGACTCTGTCATACCTGGCTTGTCATCTTCATCAGCATCCGCTGACTTCTCTACTTCTGCGTCTGCGTCTGCTTTTTCTGCATCTGCCTCTGGAGCAACCTGTGCTGCATCAACAACAGTAGTCTCTTCAACTACCTCTGCGTTGTTTTCTTGATCAGTCATAGGATCTTCCTCCTTGTTCATCTTAGAAAGAGTAATGCCTTTAGCACTATCAACTAAGAACTTTATCATATCTGTTTTTTCGTTATCATTCTTTTCAACGAAACCTATGTTTTGCATTGGGGTACCAGAAGCAGGACTAATCTCTACTTCTTTTTCAGAAAGCATTACAATCTGAGACTCTGGGTCCCAGAACACATTCTCGATCTCTGTATTAACATTGTCTCCCTTAATTACCTCGACACCATCAACTTTTTCTACAGATAGAATGTTGGCAAACTGGTTTGCTGGGGTGTCTACTAAGGACAATTCTACAAGGTCATATTCCTTGATAATTCTAATTGGGGAATCCATCTTCTCGTCGTAAGCATCGTCCCACTTGTTCATTCTACCGCCGATAGAAAAGCCTGAAAGGGTTCCATCTAGAACCTTCTCCCAAGTATCCTGAGCACCCTTAGAAACATATGCAGAAACATAAACTCCAGAATAAAACTTCTTTGTTTCTGGATCAAAGTACTTATCTTCCTTGAATGCCACCATCTTGCCAACAGCTAGTGGCTGGTGCATTTCACGGATATTCCCACGGAACTTAGAAAAGGCCTTAACAGAAGCCTCTGCTGTAACAATATCTTTCTGACGGTCAACATTGTCTAGTGTGGCAAAGCCAGATACGATGCGACGCTCTTTGTCTACTTTAGAAAAAGGCATCGATAGGCGAACATTCTCGCCTTCGGAATTCCATTGTGCTTTTGCGATAGTCATGGTAGTTTAATTATACCCCCTTTTTACAAACATGTTAATAAATCTGTGGATAACATGTGAATAAGTTTTACTGAGAGGATCGTCCCTCTCCCTGAGCATTTCTACCAGATATTGTAGCAGTGTTATCAGATGAGTTATTGGCTCTTTCTGCATCCCTAGTCTTATTCCCAGCCATATTGCCCTTAGCATCGGCAGCGGCTCTAGCTGTAAGCTCTAGAGGCTCATCTCCGTCTGGTCTCTGTGGTAATCCAAGAATAGTTCTTGCTTCATTAGGAACCATGATTTGGTTCTTTACATATCTTTCAAGAATCTGTGACTGAGCAATTTCATCTGTCAAAGTTAGCTCATTGAACTTTAGCTCTAATAGATCTGTCTGCTCTTTAATAAACTTATTAATTAGCTTTTCTAGATTTCTCTGTGCTGGGCGAGCAACCTGTTCCTTGAATGTTCTGTCCTGAGCAAGTGCAGCAGCAATAGCAGAAGAATCTCCCCCACCAATCTTAGATAGCGGAACCTGGTGAGCTACTAGGATGTCGTCACGATTGCGAATTCTGTATTCATTAAATGATGCCTCTTGAACACCATTCTCAATTGGCTTCATGTCAAACTCTACCTTATTCTGATCTGTGTCTCCAGGTAGAGGTATGTATAGAGTTCTGTGGCTTGACCCCTTAAGGCTAGTCTGCAAGAATCTAAACATCTTGTCTTCTGCTTCCTCAGAAAGTTTTGCACCCTTTAGGGTAACAACATATCTTGGAACTGCCTTATTTCCAAAGTAGTCAATGTTATATTGAGATGCTAGCTGATCTCCATGTAGTGCAGATATTGCGGACATGATGTCTGGTACACCATAGAATGTGTTTAGTGGTGAATATTGCTTAAAGTGAATAATCTCGTTTGGTCTTGGATCAGTGGTTAGTGGATTCTGATTCTTTGCCCCAAAATTTCTAAAGTATACAACCTTCTGTCCAATAATCTGAACAAAGCCATCACGTAGTCTGCGGACACGCATTGTAGTTGATGGTATGTGTCCAAGATAACCAATCTTGCCATTTACGGTTCTACCAATTTCTAGGTATCCATTGCCAGTTGCCTGTACATCTGTAAAAACTTTTTCCATTGTAAGGATGAAAGAGTCATCATCATTTAGGCTCTCAAGCCAATCCCTCATCTCGACCTTGGCTCGTTCGATACGCTTACGTGCCTTCTCAATGGCTGATTCATTAGTCGATGATTCTAGAGCCATTAGCGTTCTTGGGGTTTCTTTAAATTCATATCCAAGACCAACAATGTTTTCTACCTTAGCGTCAATAGCTGCGTGGTTAGCAAAAGATGTGTCATAGTAGTTAGCTAGTTCGTATAAATTCCATGGTGGAGTGATGACATCGAACATACCATAACCGTTTCTATAAACGATTCCAGGGTTAATTTCCTTGGAGTATGCCCCATCAATACCACGACTAACAGTAAGAGCACTATCCTGATATGCAGGCCTAGTTGTGTCTACATTGTTTCCAATTGCCGAAACATCGGCCTTTGCCATTCTGTCTGATCTACGCTTAAAATTCTTTTCTAGACCAGAAAATGCTTTTAGTGAGTCCCAGGATTTGGCGAAAGGATCTTGATCCTTAAAGGCATTGGTTTCAGTTTCTAATTCGGCCAGGCCGATATCTCTAATAAAGTGCTCAGACATTAGTCATCACTCCCATATTTAGCAACAGTTTCTTTAGCTGCCATAACTGCACCAAGGTCATTCATATTTGGTATCAGCCCCTGCTTCATTCTGTCTACTTGTTCACTATATTCTTCGTCTGAGACTCTCTCTACACCTGGCATAAACTCATACGAGCCGTCTCCCTGACCAAGTGCTGTGGCTTCTTGCTGCAACTTACGAATCTGAAGTGCGTCACCCCTATGGGACGGAATGTTTAAAACATTACCATTACCATCTGTAAAAGGCTTGCCGTTAGCCTTCTTCCAGAAGTAAATTCCCCAGTCATACTGCTTGTCCAAGACTGTGATCTTGGATTCACCAACTTGACCAGGAAATTTATTTTTTTCAGTATTCATAACCACCAGTATACCACATTATACTGCGTTAATGACGTTAGCTTGCCATAAAACATTACTTAATGTTCTATATTCATACGATCCTAAGCTAAAAGGCCTTTCGTCATCAACAATAATCTTGTTTGTTCCAGTATATGTCTTATATATATCGTCTGGACTTACACCATAATAGCTAGTAGCGGACAAGACCAAAACACCATTCCAGATATATGAAGTTTCCCAGTATTGCCAGTCAAACTCAGTATTTCCTAATGCTCTTACCTTGAACCATGGCCTATTTGTAACCTGCTGAACCTCTTGTAGGTTTGTAGACTTGTAGTGGGAAATGCTATTGACTGTAAGTGGTCCAGTTATTCTAATAGAGCCGTAAAAACGCTCAAAGTTAAGGCTATTTGAGAAACTTACACCAAGCATCCCCCATTCCTTAACAGTAATGTTAGGCTCTTTAACAATCTTGCCATTCCAGTAGAATGCAATACCATTTTCAAGTCTTCCAGTTTTAGCATTTATTGCGTAGATCTTAGCCCTCTTGCCATCTGGGTGATTGGATACTAGATAGAATTTTATGAGAGATCCTCTAGACTCAATCTCAAATATCTGTGTTGGTGCGTATGGGAAGAAGTCTTGGTCATACCTCATGGCCATTTGCATTGCAATTACTTTATATTCTGATGACTTAGCCTCATTAATTGGAATATTGATTCCACGGTTTACAGCTGGATCATAGTTACCTCTAAGCTGAATGCCGCTATTTCTTGTCATGTATAGGTAGGGGCTAGATCCACGGTATATGGTAAATGGGTTTGGACTCTTGTAGTCGTAGTAAATTCCAGCCTTTTTATATGGATAGATGTCTGTACCAAACCTGGTTCCTACCATATTTGCGGTGGTGTCATTAAGAGCATGAGATGCGTACTGAAGCTTCTTTATTTTAATTGGGTTGGTTTCAATATCATCTACTATAATTTCCATATGAGTAACCATGGCTAGCTCATTGAAATCTACGTGGCTTGGTGGATATATTACCATGTTGTCAACTACCTCATACCGTGTATTTTCAAAGCTGTCATATATTGGGTGGTTTGTATTGGTCTGGTATCCAACAATGTATGATCCTGGAATGACTACCCCATTTTTATCTGGCTTGATGGTGTTTGTAAAGTATGACTGTGGAGCGTTTGCACCAGATGCCAAATACTGAAATGTTACATATGTTCTTACATTTGAGTTTGAGGTGTCATATTTATATGTTTTAAAAGACTTATTTTTTAGATCGTTATAATTTTCATATCCTGTGAATAGCTGATTGTCTAGAGACTCGTATGTTCTTTGAACTGGAAGATAGAACTTTTCCTGTAACTCTTCGTACGTCCATGCACTAGGTTCATCTTCTTGAATAAACAATGATGGTGCTGGATAATTGAGGTTAAACTGAATAAAATCAAGGTCGTAGTGTGAAACTCCATTGGCATCATTTACATACTTTGCTAGATACGTTAGAGGGATATAATCTTCCCAATATGAATCTGATGCAATGCTGAGCTTAAACTTGTCAAAACTTTGTGTGAGCTTTAGTGTGTAGCTTGCTGTAAAGTCAGCGAACGATGTTGTTGCAATAATTGATGGTGCCAGGTAGTTATTGTCTGGGTTTAAGCTTGTTTCCCAGCTTGTTGTAGAAGGAAGCAGCCCATCATACAGGGATTCCCAGTATTCTGTAGCTGGAATTCCACCGTCTACCCCAAAAATATCCATAAAGTCAATCGCTAGACCCTTTTGGCTAAAGAACTGAGAAATTTTGGAGAAGTTTCTTTCTGTTGATATTCCAACAGCATAAATATTGCCACTAAAAGTATTTTGGAATTTTTTATTTCCTCCAACGTATATATTTAGCGATGACTTTTTCCCAAAGAATGCAGCCAGGTTTCCACCAAAATATTCAGAGAATTGCCTAAAGTCAATTCCAACTGAAAACTCTTCTCCAACATACTGCACCTCTGAAGAATATATCTCTGATATCTGTGACCCATATGATAAGACATACTTAATTAAACTGTTTTCAATAAATATCTGAAGGTAGTTAGAAGTAGATACATCCTCTATCTCGAACAAGATCTCTTTTGAAGTATTCTTTTGCTTTTGCTTGAATACTCCATAAAATCCCTTTACGTCTTTTCCTAGAGAGCTAAGATTATCTATAAGAATATGCCCCTGGGCTGAGTTCCAAGATGAATTTGGCCTTAGTGTAAGAAAAGTTTTTTCTTCACTTTGTATTTCTGACAAGCTGGCTAACCACTCATCCTGCGTCTTATTATTAAAGAATACTCTTGGTGTCTGGTATGTAGGTACAGAAAGAACATCTCTTTCAGAAACTAGATTATCTACTACCCCCTGTGTCCACTTACCAAGATCTGGATATGAGTAAGTATTGGCATATTTGGCAAATGATGAGTCTATAAAGATTGACGTTCCGCTATAGGCAGTGTTAATATTTTCTGGAAATTCCACTCCCTGTCCATAGACCCAGCGTCGTTTTGCAAGTATCTGAGAAACCTGATATGGATATATTGCAATACAGTCAAGCTCAATTGATGGAACATCTTCATATGCATAGAATCCTAGCCAGTCTTGATCCTTGCCCTGGAGATTCTCTCTAGATGGAAAGTCTATATCAGACTCTGATAAGTTTAAAGAAATTACCACTTCGCTATTGATGAGCAGTATTGCTGACTGAGAACTATACTTAATATTAATTAACATTGGTCTCAGCCACTCACCGACAAAGTATGATCCGTATGAATTGCCAACTTTTAGAGTTATGAATGGTCCACGAACATAAATGCCATCTGTAGACGCTATTGGTCCAAAAATTCTTTTTTCGGTTAATGAGTCACAGGCCAGCCTAAGCCAGAACTCGAAGGTGTAGTCTCTATATTTTCCGTACTCGTTTAAAAAGCCGTTTCCTGGAATAACTAGTGATGGGCTATTACCGTTTGGCGATAAAATCGTTGTATTTGATGCACCATATACCATTGGCAAACCAGCGTTTTTTGCTGACAAAGTACCAGAATCTTTGCATAAATAGTACCCTGGCAAAGTTTGCAACCCATATGACTTTGCCTGTACTGCTTTTCCAGAAATAGCAATATCTGTTGGCAGATCAGATACTGCTGACCCCAAAGATGTTGACGCAAACTCTTCAGACCATTGTCCAAGAGATAGTCCATTAACCAAAAATTCATAATTGCTCGTTGACTCTGCACCGCCAGAATATTCAATTTTTAAAATTAGTCTAAGGCTTGAGTTGTCGCTTGGTATATCAAATGTTTCTGCAACAAACATCCATCTTCCAGAAATTGAGGTAGTAAAGCTTCTTACCTTCTGAACATTTTCTCCAGACACGGAATCATAATATTCATACCCAATATCAATTTTTGACAAGTATGCGGAATCTGTATATACATATGAACCAATTGAAAATGTTCCCAGTGACTGATCCATTTCAGAAAACAATACTCCATTGCTTCCTATGTCAATTGGACTAATACATTCTATCTGACCATATGCATTATCTGTAAGATTACCAGTAAGCTTGATTGTTACACTATCTGGAAATGGCTCATTTAAGACTGAGGCTACCTGTGCCGTACCGCCAAAAATTCCAGATCTTGGGTCTACTCCGCTATCCCATAGCGAAATATCTCTATCGGATTCTGATATTAACGATACGTAATCTACTGTATCGTCTAGTGCCCATAGAGCTAGTGGGTGTTCGCTGAATATCTTTTCAGCATAGAGGTTAGATGGACTAGACATTATAGTCTATTTTAGCATACTAGAAACCTTTTATTTCCCAGTTATCCCATTGAATCTTGTCGTAAGGCTCTTTGCTTGGCATCCACAACTGCCCCTTTTTGCCAACCCAGGCTTCAGAAAGATATAGTGGCTTAGACATAATTTTAGTAATTGCACACATATTTTTCTGACCCTCTTCGAAAAACACTAAATCTCCTGGCTCTGGCTTGATAGAGAATCCCTGCTCAGGAAATGAAAGCTCTCCGCCATCAAAGTCGTTGTTCCAAAAAATAATTGACTTGTATGTGCCTTCTGGCTTAGTTATATCAAACTGTGCACCAATTTCTGTGCCAACATTGTATCTAGCAATATAGTGTTTAGAAAACATTGGTGGCAAGTATTCTCCTGGAAACTCTTCCTCAATTAGATCATAAAATCCTTTTGAATACTTTGAAAATATCGCCAGGATATAGTCTGGCATTTCCCCACGGGTATGAAGATCGAATGGGGCATTATACTTTTCATACAGGTCGTCGTGTAGTGGGACGTGACTATCTTTAGTGTTAAAGTTAATTGACGCAATATAGTTTGCAACAATCTCTACATCTTCTCTTGACAAAAAGTTCTTTATAATTCTCATATTAGTCCTAGCTAAAAGTTGGTGATGCGTGTGACTTTTGCTTTCCATGCCCACATCTTGAGCAAGAGTAGGTTTTTGCATGGGTAAATGGACACTGCTTCATCTCTAGTTTGTGTCCAATAAATAGGCAAATAAGCTTTTTCATAGTTTAATTCCGTTTCTAACAACTGGGTCTTTTGCTATGTCGTAGGCAATTGTAATTCTAGGCTTATCTTGGAACCAGTCATCTCTGCCATGTGGGTGTCCAGTTTCAGACACAATCAGCCTATTATTTTTATTAACGTTTTCAAAGACTACGTCAGTGCCTTTGATCTTATAGAAGGTTGACGAAGGCTCTGCATTAACACAGTAGTATCCATGAAATACTGGTGCACCAGTTCCACCAGCATGATCGTGATAGTGTTCTGGATGCTTTAATGGCGATACCCCTGGGTCATTATCGTATGTCTTAAAATCAAGGTTAAACCACCCATTAATAAAGTAGTTTTCGGAGTCATAGTCAATTCCATAATACTCTGATGCCTCTCTAACGGTATCAGATAGGCCTAGCTTTAATTTTTGAATTGCAGGGTGGTCCCAGGTAAAAATATTATAGTAGTCTCCAAGCTGTGTTGGTGCACCATTATATATATTAAATTTTGATAGCACATTTTCTGGAATATTGCCAATATTTCCTGCTAGCAGATCTTCAGCTTTTGAATATAGGTAATCGTATAGCTCATCTAAGTTATTGTCCAGAAACGCTTCAAAGAACTTATGTGCTGGCTTAGGACTAATCAATTTAGCGGTATCCAATGCTGCTCCTGAGTCATTCCAACGCCTTCCTGAAGGTATCTAAGAGGGATTACGTCATATGCTACAGTAATTCTTGGTCCATCCCAATCCCAGTCTCCCATAGCGTGTGGATGACCCATTTCTGAAAGAACTGCACGATTGTTCTTGTTGTGATTCTCTACCTGCTTGTCGAATACTACATAGTGGGTTACAGATGGCTCTGCAGAAACTGAGTAGTAGCCATGGAAGTTTGGTGCACCAAATGGGCCATGGTCGTGCCAGTCAAGCTTACCATTATGTGCCTCATTGATGTTAAACCATCCCTGTAGCATAAACTGCTCTTTTTCAAAATCTAGATCGTAGTATTCGCATGCCTCTCGTACCATTTTGGAGATGGCATCATATAGCTTCCTTACGCCGTCAATGTGGAACTGGAACACGTTATACTCTCTCCACTTCATGGTAGATACGCTGTTAGATGATTTCCATAGCTCATTATCGCTTAGTTCACTAACTCCAAATACCTCAGCTCGTCTGATTCTTTCATATCTATCAATTAGATCTGACTTTAGCTTTTCAAGATCATTGTCCAAGAATGCCTCGAAGAATTTGTGAGGCTGTGTAGACTGGCTTACGCTTTGTAGTGGTGGCATACCGTTCATAAAAAATATCTCCTAGTGTTTATTTTTATTATACACTAAGAGATACTTTATTGCAAGATAATTAGCAAGGACCAGGGCAATTATACCAGTTTGGAGCAAATCCGAATGGCGAGAAGCCGAATGGAGAGAAGCCAAATGGAGAGAACCCAAATGGAGAGAACCCAAAAGCACCAAATGGGGCAAATGAGAACGTTGTAGTAACAGAATTAGAGGCTGCCGAAGTCTGTGAAGAACCATTGGCATTGTCTGCTCTAACTGTATAGGTCTGTGCAGTTCCCTGCTCCTGAGATACATCTACTGATGTTCCAGTTGTATTTCCAGACTTTCCATCATTAGATGCCCAGTAGTAGTTGGTAATTGCTTTTCCACCATTTGCTGGTGCGGTCCATGTGACTCTATCTATACCTGCTGATGGAGAGCTGGCTGAAGGAGCAGATGGCGTAGCTGGAACAGTTGTAGCTGTAACAGTTGTAGATCCAGATTCTGAAGATGTTCCATAATCATTTGTAGCAGTCACAGTAATTGAATATTGTGTATTAGAGGCTAGACCAGTTACTTGAATTGGACTACTAGATCCTGTTGCAGTTTTTGTAGGCATTCCAAGTGAAGTTGCAGTGACAGTGTACGAAGTTGCAGCATTTGGGCCCTGAGCTGTAAATGTAACCGAGGCAGCCCCATCATTATATGGCCTGTTAGTGCCTATATCTGTTGCAGTTCCAATTAGTGGTGCTGCTGGGAATAGGCTGTCATTTTGTGCAAGAGACTTCTTTCCTGCTCTTTTGTTTGCTGCCATTTAGTTTGTTCTCCTTCTAGGATTAAGCTGATAGATCTCCGAAAGCGACCCAAGTATTGGCTGCTCTCTTGAATAGTGTAGCAGATGACCACTGTGTACGCAGTTTTAAACCAGGAGTTGCGTTAATTGTAACATTTGAGCCAGCAGTAATTGTTACCTGACCGTTTCCAGTCTGCAAAATATCAAATGAGGTTCCTATAGGGTAGTTAACTGATAGGTCTGAGTTGATTATTAGCTGGGTAGGTGATCCTGAGTTTATCTCTATTAGCTTATCTCGATCTGACAAAACTGTAGTATAAGTATTTGACTGCTGGTTAATAGTTGTAATAGATGGAACGCCCTGCTTAACCTGTACCCCATCAGCATATTCAATTCCACCAACCTTTAGGGTGTCGTACACTGCCTGTGAGAAGTTAACTGTGGTTGTTGGCTCATCCTCAACGCTTGAGAATAGCTTCCAGACACCATCGGTAGCGTCACGAACAATACCTGCGTGTTGGTATGCATTGGCCTGAGTAAATGATGAAACAATTCCTAGGTCAACAACATCTCCAGTATTATCTTCGCCAATGTAAATTAGTGGGTCAGACACTACCAGGTCTTGTGCATTAACTGTAGTAGTTGTTCCGCCAACTGTAAGGTTTCCACTTATTGAAATGTTGTTAGCAGATAGATCTCCTGTGAATGTTGGGCTAGACAGTGATGCCTTAGCGTCTAGCTGAGTCTGAACATTGTCTGTAAGTCCAGATAGATAGTTAATCTTTGCTGCAGATACTGTTACGCCATCTAGAATATTTAGCTCTTCTGCAGTTGCTGTTACATTTGCTATGGCAGAAACTGGAATATTTACAAATGTATTCTCTAGACCATCGATTGTCTTGTTAAGCAAGATTTCTGTACCGCTCTTTGTAGCAAGAGCTGAAGTGTCTGCAATACCATGAACATTTGTGGTGTCGGAATTGTGATCAGAGACATATCCTTGTGCCGTAGTGGTAGTTACTAGCACTGAGGTGTCTGCAATGCCGTGGACGTTTGTAGTGTCGTTAGAGTGATCTCCAACTGCTGTTGAGATTGCCTGATCACGTGCGGTTGCTTCAGCGTTAATTGCACCAATTCTTGCTGCAACTTCATCATCAATGGCTCCCTGAACAACGCCTACAGCCTCATCAATAGCGTTGTCTCTAGCAATTGCTTCTGCTGCAATAGCAGTAGTAATCTTGCTCGAAACAAGTCCGCCAGCGTCATCAATAGCTGTGGCAAGTTCACCTAGGGTATTTAGAATTTCTGGAGCATCTCCAACTAGATTACCTAGCTGATCTACTGGAACATATCCATTAGCATCTAGTGTGGCAACACCGTTGTCTGCAGCCTTTTGAGTAAGAGGAATATAGTCATCAAGTGTTCCACCTAGATCATCTAGGTTCTTAAAGTATGACAGGTCTGCCCAGTGGTTGACACCGTCACCAATCTTAAACTGGTTAGTATCAGTTTCAACACCAATTTCACCTGCTGCTAGAATTGGGTCAGCTGCTACCCATTGAGCCGCAGTTCCTCTGCGTTGCTGCATTCTTGTTGCCATGTTTGTTATCTCCTCAGTAGGGGTTGCCCCAAGTATCTATTACTAATTATAGCATTAGTTTTTATGTGAAGTTGCTCTCTGCACTTCCGCCATCGAGAACTAGGTCCCAAGTTGTTGTTCCTGGTCCTCCAGCGTCAATGCTGTTTATTGTTGGCTCTACGGCTGTTGCACCTGCATCTGTAAATACAGAAACAATAAGTCCGCTACCGCCAATAGATGTATCGTGGATGTGTTGTGGAATATTCAGAACATCTGTATATGATGCCATCAAGTACCATTCACCATCATAGTAGACCTTTACTCTTGTTAGAGTAGTGTCAAACCACTGAATTCCATTTACTGGTGAAGAGGGAGCAGTGTCTCCAACATACAGAGATCCAACTAGTGAATCTACATACGACTTGGTAGCTGCATGTGTAGCATCTGTTGGATCCGCAACAACGACATTGCCTCCAAATGTAGCACCATTGGCTACTTGTAGACCATTCTTAACTTTAAAGTCTTTTTCGACTGTTGCCATCTAAATCTGCTCCCTCTTCGATATTTTTTTTACTAGGCTAGTAGTGTTCCAACTACAGTAACTGTTGAGTTATTGTTTAGTGTTGTTACACGTAGTCTCACATCTGTACCGCTGATGTCTGCCGAGATTGTCATTGCAGAACCATTGGTTCCAACCATTGCGTATTCAGTAATTGCAATGTTGTCAGATGTGTCAAGGGTTAGCAATACCTCTGCTACATCTGTGTGAGTTCCATAAGCAGTCTTAACCAAGAACTTTGCAGTTCTGTAGTCAGCCTTTGCCCATGAGTAAACGGTAGTTTCTGATGCTGTTGCAACTGTTGCGGTTGCTGCAACCTGCTTAGCTAGGTTGTTGAATACTACAGCTTCAGGCCAGATTGTTACACCAGATACAGCATCAATAGCTCTCTCGTCTGTGAAGTAAAGGTTGTTGCCTCCCTCAGTTAGATCGTCAGTGGTTGATCCTGCTACACCGTTCTCTGCTTCTACAGTCAGAGACTGTGTCTGTGAGTCGTAAGAGATTGTGATGTTACTCTTTGTAGCATTAGCTAGTAGTACACCAGCTGCATTGGTTGCACGAGCATCTGTGAAGTAAAGGTTGTCTACCTCTTCAATGTCATTAGTTGTAAGGTTTCCAATTGATGTGTCTGTGTAGCTGTTTGCATTTGTTTCTGCAGTTGATGCAGCACCAGCAGGATCGTAATTAACTGCAAGTCCGTCAGCGTATGCCTTTGCATCTGTTTCTGCAGTATCTGCATACCCCTGTGCTGTAGTAAGTGCTGTAGAAATTTCGCTATCTACATAGGCTGTGTCTGCCTTTGTAGCAACCAGGTTAGCGACATCAGTTGCGTAGTTTGGATTGTCGGCAATTGCAGCTGCTAGCTCATTTAGGGTATCTAGTAGTGCAGGTGCACCATCAACTAGGCCTGCTACT